TTTTTCATTTCGGGTTTCCTTTTCGGTTCTTGGTTTGGTATTCAATGATTTCTAATTAAGACAGCAAGAAAGGCGTGTCAATGACTATTTATGATGAAATGCAGCAAATTGCGTCTGACGTTCTCGGCGACCCGACATTTAAGCAGGGCGTCATTCATTATGTTGCCGTTGTTCCTGGCAACGGACCTGCTGATAATCCCGGCCCTTCCGTTACTGCCGAATACGAATTGGAAGCCGTTTGCAAAGGCGTCTCATTCAAATACGTAAAGGACGGTCTGGCGTTATCCACTGATAAAACCGTTGTCGCTGCCGTCCGCGCTGACGTTACGCCGAACATGAACGGTTTTATTAAAATTGATGGCGTCAAGCATAAAATCGTGCAAGATATTTCCACGCCAGCAGCGGGAACGCGCGTTGTCTGGAAATGGATCGTTCGCAAGGGTTGATTATGGCAACGTTGAAGCAGACGCTTGATTATCTCATTGATCTTTTTACACCTGAGTTGCGCAATGCTTTCTTGGCGGCGATCCAAGGGATTGTTGACGACGCGATTATTTCCGACATGATTGAAGCCATTCAAAACGGCGATCCTGTCAAGGCGTTTCAGGCGCTCGGCTTCAATGAAGCGGCAATGCGTCCGCTTACTGCGGCAATTGAAGCGGCATTCGAGCGCGGCGGCGTTCTGACCGGCGAAAATTTCCCCAAATATTTGAACACGCCTTCTGGCCGGGCAATTTTCCGTTTCGATATTCGCAACGCTCGCGCCGAAGCTTGGTTGCGCGATCACTCCGCCGGCCTTGTCACGCGGTTGACCAATGAAGCGCGCGAGAATGTGCAAGTTGTGATGCAGCGCGGCATGATCGACGGTCGCAACCCGCGTAGTGTGGCGCTCGATATTGTCGGGCGTATCGATCCGTCAACGAAAATGAGAACCGGCGGCGTTGTCGGGCTGACGACGCAGCAAGAAAGTTGGGTAGCGAATACGCGGCGCGATCTAAACAATTTGGATGAGCGGTATTTTACGCGCGAATTGCGAGACAAGCGATTTGACAGGATCGTTGCGCGCTCAATAGCGGACGGTCGAAAGCTGCCGGCGGAAACAATCGATAAGATCGTTACGGCGTATAAGAATAACGCGCTCCGCTATCGTGGTGAGAATATCGCTCGCACGGAAGCGATACAGTCGCTAAATCGCTCGGAATGGGAAGCGCATATGCAAGCCGTCGATATCGGCGCGCTGAACCGCCGCGATGTGCGCCGGCATTGGGACGCCGCTATGGATGGGCGTACGCGCTGGTCACATGCTGCGATGGATCGCACATATCAAGATAACGGCGTTGGGCTAGACGAACCGTTTGTAAGCCCGTCCGGAGCCCGTCTAATGTTCCCTGGCGACACTAGCTTAGGGGCTCCGGCGGAAGAGGTTGTTAATTGCCGCTGCCGTGTTCGGTTGAAGGTTGATTTCCTGGCGGGTTGGAACGACTAATAAATTGACAATTCACCGTCAATCTTCTTAGCCATTTTAAAGGCGTTAGATTGCGTTCCATGATTTTAACCATGTCTTCAAGCTCCTTACGACTTTCCAACACGATACAAGCCGCAGTTCCTTTATCGTCATATAACAGCTTCATAGTTTAAACCCTTGTTCGTCCGTCGTAACCGGTTGTTCGTCTTTCGAATGCATCCATTCGCGATAAGCCGTCAAGCAATAGCGCCGACCGAATGCATGCGCCGGATATCCCTCAATTCCAGCAAGGTTCATTGCAATATATATTTCTTTCCAGTCTTTTGCGGATTTCGCCCTGTCGGCTTCTTCCCGCAAAATTTCCCAAGCCTTGCTGCCGTGACAGTAGTTCTTAATATCGTCAATTGCTTTGTCATCGGCAACGTAGCGCGGCAATCCTTTGTAATCTATTTCTACTTTGTGCATGTTTATTCCCCTACAGTTACTATAAGCGGTTGCGGGCTCGTTCCGATCATCGAAACAATTATTTTCGCGCCGTTCTTGATCTTCTCGATTTCTTCCGGTGTCGGTTCCCATGCAGTATGCATTATATTGGCGATTTGACCGTTGCTGTTGTCAACGATTGTTTCATCACGGATTGGCAAGCCTAAATAACCTTGCGACTTTCCGCACACTCTCGTATGACCTTCAATCATCGCTATCAGCATCGTTTTCAAACTCCAGTGTTAGCGGCAAGTTTGCCGGTTTCAATAACGGAAGCATTTGCTTCGCTATTTCGATGAAATTATCACCTGAGAAATTCCGCGTCAATTTCGGAATGTAAAATTCGTTTCTCGCCATCGCGTCCGGTTTGAATGCGTTCGCCGGAGTTCCTTGACTTTCCCAAATGCTTTCTAATTGGTCGCATGAACTGACGCACGCAAAATTGAAGCGGCGGAGAAACGACGGATGACCTAAAGAGAAAACAATATCGTCAAGGTTCAGTTTCTCGCCAGCGTGTTTGATTGTCACGGCTGTTTGTGCGCACGGTTTCCCGTTGTATGTGGCTTGCATCGTTGTAGCGACAATTTGGCAGCTATAACCGCGATCTTCCAGAATGTCGGCGAATGCTGCGATGATCGATGCGCGGATTGCTAGCATGTCGGCGTTCATGTACGCGCTCGCGCAATTCTCTACAAACAGCGTGACGTTGCGGCGTCCTGGCAGCGACGGCCGGCAGATCATATGAGCAGGATTGCCCGCCAGCAGCCGCCCAACGCTGACGTTGCCGCCGGCAACCTAATCCGCCCGGCGGCGCTGAGTGGCGCTGTCAAGGTTCAGGAATTCAAGAACGGATGCGGCTTTGTCGGAACCGTCTTTCCAGCCATCGCGAGCAATTTGGATCGCTTCGGACATGCTGGCGGAGCCGCGCCACTTCGTACCCATGTCATTAGAAAAACCTTGATCGCGAGCGCCCGATTTCTTCGCGTCCGGAATTGCTTCTATATATTTTATCATTTCGCTAAGGTTCGAAAAGCCGAAAAAGGCGATCGGGTTTTTATCCTTGAAGTAATTAAAATACGTCTGGTCGTCGCCATAAATGTTTGTGCGGTGTCTGCCGTCAAATTCTTCGTTGTTGCGCTTCTCTAGCACGCGCTCGATAGTATCGTACGCACCTTGCAACGGATCGCTGCTAGGTTTCTCGATTGGAGCCGGCGGCGTGTAGGGCTCCGGCTTTTCGTCAACAACCGTGCATCCGACAAGGTTTTTCAACTCCGCCAATTCACGCGGCTTGATCCAATTGAACCGCCAACAACTATCCGCAGCATCCCAAAGGCCGCCTAATTGTTTCAGGCGTTCCTTGTGCTGGAATGTTTTGCCGGTGACGCGTACGTTTCTCATATCCGGTCAAGAGCTTTCGAAACCTGAAATTCTCGCAACTGTTCTTCAATGAGCCGGAGCCGCGTCCGGTAATCGCGAATATCTTTTTGCGCAAATGCAATTGCTGTTTCGCGTCGCTCAATTTTCCCTTTGAGCGATCGCTTTTCACGTTTCAATTCTTCTTCGTTAGAGTTCTTCATGCTATCTTCTCCCTGTCTGCTTTGCTCATACCTTTGAGCAAATAGAATTCGTTCACATCATCCCATTCCAGCCCGGCGGCAAGCGCTCGACTGCCTTTAGCAATAGCACGGCTGCTTGCGACATGTCTAATTCTTTTCTCATTAATTTTCTTGCGCGTTTCCCAAACGTGTTCGAGCCATTTCGAATTGCCGGCGCTAAACGCACGTTCAAGGTTTAAGTCGTAATCGACGTTGAGAGTAGCAAATCTATCCAAGCTTGCCGCGTCGAGTTCATTCCGACCGATATAAACGCGATCCGCTCCATTTCCAAATGTATTGGCAGTTGCGACCATTCTAAAATAGGGATGCCGCAATATTGGTGCGTCCGCATCTGGAAACGTCGCGTATCCATTGGCGAGTGCGGAGTTCGCCGCCAGTAGCGCCGATGCATCCCAAGCATCGATTTCATCTGCGACCCATAAGCCGCCGTTCTGGAAAGCTTGGCGGAATGGCGTCGTATGATATTTTCCGTAACCATCAATAAACCCCATCAATTCGTGCGTGTCATTGATTGTTGACGTAATATAGAACGGCAATTGCAGCGCTTTTGCCGTTTGTTCTCCGATCGTTGTTTTTCCGCAGCCGGCAGGACCAACCAACATGATAGGATCGTTCAGCGCCGCAATGCGGATTACCTTTTCCGTCATGTAGTGTTGGAGCCCTTCAAGCTGAACGTTTCCGTTCGGACTGGACACGATGATTTGACGCGGCGCGAGATTTTCCAGCGTTTCTTTGATTAGTTGCCGGGTTGTTTCGCCGCTCATGATTTCCTGTTGCATCTCAGCGCGAGCAATGCGGCGCGTCAACGACACTTCGAAACCTGGGGCGTTTGTGGCTTCCAACACCTTGATAATCATATCGTGAATATCAACGGCAACAGTTGGTTTGCGGCCCTTTTCATGGTAAAGGTTCGTCAGTTCAACATTCGACATTTTTTCAACGTCGAAAGGATGGAAACCTTTCTTAGCTGCCCACTCGCGCAACAGCGGAACGTCGCCCGGCCCGACAACGAATTTTTCTGGCGGGCCAAGCATCAACTCTAAATCTTCGATTGTGTGCGACATAAGAAACCTATCCAACTGGCTAAATTGGAATTAGCATGGCAAGACGATCAAGGCAAGGGCCATCGAAAGCGGATTTCATCGTTGGAAGCCGTAATTATTCGTTATCGGCTGATATTGACAAAATAATTGCGAACACTGAGAAACGCATGCTGCTTGTGATGAAGCAATCGCTAATCAACGCAATCAACGAAATGCAGACACCAGTTAGCAAGGGCGGCAAGATGCGCGTTGATACAGGTTTCTTGCGCGCATCTGGTCAAGCATCGTTAAACGGCATGCCGTCCGGTTTAGATCGGCCGGCAGAAGGACAAACATATAATTGGGAAGGCTCGAAAGCGGAAGCGACAATAGGCGGGATGCAGATTGGAGCGGTTCTATATTGGGGCTGGTCTGCCAATTATGCGCGGTATCGAGAAGCATATGACGGATTTCTATATTCAACAATTCAGCGTTGGCAGCAAATTGTTGACAAAGTAATTGCAGACGCAAAAAGGCGCTTCCCATGATGATAGAGAAAGAAATATTGCAGGCGTTGCAGACTGCGACAACGGCTGCCGTCGCTGCATCGATCATGCCGACGCTACCTGTCAAATATCGCGGGCGGAACTTCGTCATTCCGGACGATGATCGATGGCTTGAAATCGTGCAAATCCCGAACAACGTCAATGGCGAGTTTTGGAGCGCTGGCAAGACCTATCGCGGGCTTTTTCGCCTTCTCCTGCATTGGAGCCTGGACGATGAAGGCGCTTACGAACCTTTAGACGTGATAGCGTCTGTTTCCGCTTATTTTCCCATTGGGGCGATCTTCCAAAGCGGCGGCATTAAGGTTAAAGTCTATCAGGAACCGGACCTTACGGGCGTTATCGAAACTCCGCCAGAACAATTATTTCCGGTAACAATTCGTTATGAGTGTTTCCAACTTTGAAAAGGAAATTGAAATGAAATCTATTCTTCTGGCGTCCGCATTTGCAAACTCCAACGCCGCTTCGAAATTGTTTGTTTGCGCAACGCCGCAGAACACGGAACTGACACAAGCCGACTAT